TGTTCATGATCGCCATCTGCAAAGTGCAACATTGCTTGTCCGCCTGGTCTCAATAAATTTGCACAGGACTGGATTAAGTTTGCAATTTGTTCTAAACTATAATATGGCAAAAGATCAATAGCCATTAAGGAACCAATTTGATTGTGAGGCACATGATGATCTTCTATTATGCCAGTGTGTTGTAATGGTTTAAGTCTATACATCAATGCTTTGGCACGAGAAGTTTTAGCAGTCATTTTGTTGGTATAAAATTGGATTTCTTTT